AAAAGCGATTGCGTGTGCTCAGTTTATCACAAACTTTTTGGGTATAAAAAATATCGATTTTGTGTGCCAAGATATAAAGGATTTTGAGTTTAGAGATTTTGATATCATGCTTTTAATGAGAATAGTTCACTGGTTTAATGAAGCACATTCAATCTCTGAACAGGATCGGGATAGGATTTTACACTTGGTTGGGGACCACTTAAAAAAGGTATGCTTTGTCAACCTGGACGCAGAATTGATTGATGAATTTCATATAATATTTAAGGACTATGTGAAAAAAATAACATTCGGCGGCGATAAATTCATGGGGCATATGGAGCTGTGGAAATGAAATTTTTAGAAAAACATTGGGACGATATTCAAAGCGATTTACCTGATGAATGTCCACCTGAATATGGAGGCCCCCTTCAGTCCTGGATCCATTCTTTGTGTGATATGGATCGGATTGTAAAGGCACTTAAAATTATACAGCCAAAAAGAATAATTGAGTTAGGAACATTTGTCGCCCTTGGTACTCTGAAAATGGATCAAGTTATTGATAACGGTACAATATGGACACTTGACAGCAATTTGCCAATTGAATCAGATATTACTATGGGTATTAATATTCATAGAACTGTTGAAAATTGGAAAGAAAAATCTCTATGGGAAGGCTGGGATAAAGTTCTTGCTGAAAGATGGAAAAATTTAAAGCAATGTAAAAATACCGTATATGTTGAAGGTATTATAATAGAAACATTGCCAAAAATATTGGAGATAATGCATTCATGGGATTTTTGCTTTCAGGATTCTGTGCATCATGGAATGGCGGTTGTGCAGGAATGGTCAATATTAAAACCATACGCTAAAAAAGGGAGCATTATTGTATTTGATGATGTTCTTGATAATGGCCATGATTTCTATGCATGGTTTTTAAAAAATGAGCAGGGGTGGGAAACAAGATACACGGGAAAAGGACATGGCCAGCTGTGGGTAGAAAAAATATGAAACGATGGAATCAAATATCAGGTTTCTTTGACCAAAAAGAAGCAGAAAAGATTCAAGAATTAGCAAAAGGTAAAATATGTGCAGAAATAGGGAGTTTCTTTGGAAGATCGACAACGGCATTGGCTGAAGTTGCCAAGGTAGTGTACGCAGTTGATACATTTCGGGCAAGTGGAGATGGAGCAACACAGATTGAAGGAGCACCACATGAATTTACTATTTTGGATGGTTTTTGTGCAAACACCTTTGGCTATACCAATATCAGGATTTGCATAGGGCGATCTACTGAGATTGCCGGCACATTTAGCAATCAGTTTTTTGACCTTATTTTCATAGATGGTTCGCATGAGTACGAGGATGTAAAGGCTGATATTGAGGCATGGTGGCCAAAACTAAGCATAGGTGGAATTATGGCATTCCATGATTACAAAGCCTGGCCTGGGGTAACAAAAGCAATTGATGAAAAATTTGTTACGGTACAGGGGTCAGTAGTTTCGCTCGGATGGGTAAATAAGATATAATGGCAAAACAAATAAGCATAGTAATAAATCTTGATACCCGAGAAGGATTTGAAGATAGTACAACTGCATCGGAAGCAAATGTGATTGGTGGGACAAAATCAATCGATTTCTTTACCGAAGGGGTTAAGAACAAACAGAATTTTTTTAAAGGTTATGACATAGAAACAACAGTATTTGTAGATATTCACAAGGAAATCCCAAGGGAAATAGAAGATAAACTGCGTTCGCTTTCAATAGACAATTTGGTGTTGAGCAAACATAACGAAACGTACATTGAGGGGCCTTTTTTTCCGAAGTGGCTTGATCTAAACATGCTTAACACTCTTATGCTTGCAAAAGGAAAATACGTAGCTCATTTCGATCAGGATATGGCTGCATTCAGAAATGATGATAACGTAGTAAATCAATGGATGCAATGGTTAGATGAAGGTAAGTATGAGTATATTTCGTATCCAAGCAGACATTCACCATGTCCTGTTCGGGACTCTGATTTCGATTATAATTGGGTATCGACACGCTTTTTTTTCTGCAAGAGAGAGATATTTGATCATACAGAGATATTAAAATGTTTACGGAACAGTGAGTATCTTTATGGCAAATATGGCGAGAAGAAAAGAAAATGTCCATGGCTAGAACACATCATGGGGATTATGGCTACTCCCGGGAAGGTATTTTATCCGCCTATGGATCCAAAGAGATATATGATCTTCAGCTGGGGCCTTTACCATGCAGGAATTTTAGGTAAGCTCAATGACATGCCATATAATGATGTTCTTAAATATGTAATGGATTCGGGTGGCGTGAGTTATCCATGCGATGTAAGAGCAAAAAACCTATAATAAAAAGGAAGAAAACAATGGAAGAATTACAATCAGGATTACCTGAAAAGACGAAAGTTTATTTAGAGTTTGTAAACATCTTTGTAGAAACTATGCAAAGAGCGAGGCAAAAGAAAAATATAAATGATCTCAGCACAAGGCTATTGAAAGCAGGTCTTAATCTAATGATTTTAGCACCAGATAATGTTGTAAAAAAATATACGATCTGGAGATCATTTGCCATGGAAGGCGGGGATATGGAAGGAACGGTAAAGGCTTTTGGAGATGTCATCATAGAGATGAGAAAAGATATTATAGGGCAAACAGAGTGCAAGATTGACGATGTATTGGACGTTTTTTTGAAAGGATAGACGATATGTTAAGAGTTTGCTTCACAGGAAACATGTTCCCATTCGGCGAAGGTATCGCTTACGGTGGTGAAAGAATCCTTTATTACTTGATACAGGAATTATCCAAGTTGGGCCATGAGATCTATCTCTTTACGAAAGAAGGATGCAATATACCTGATGGAATAGTGAAGGACTATATTCCAGTAGGGAAATTAGAAGATGGTAACGATATTCATTTTAATATTGCGTCTGCCTATGCCAAAAAACATGGGTTCGAGTTTGATATTTATCAGTGCAACTATTTCGGCGAATCGTGGACAGAAGAAACACAGGAACGGTGGCCATACGTTGAACTGACATGGAATCGGTGGTGTCACGCTGCATGGCAGTTAAAGAAACATCCTTTTAATGTCATCTCTTACTCAAAGGTTCTGCAGCAAGATTTCAAACAAGTGGGCATCGATACCATAATGATTCATTACGGTATTCCAAAAGAGTTGTATCAGTTCCAGCCCGAGCATGATAATTACGCTGTTTGGATTGGAAAAATAGAGGCGGGCAAGGCCCCCAGCTTGGCAATTAAACTTGCAAAGGCCGCGGGATTGAAAATTGTCATAATGGGACCTCCATACAGTACAACCTGTTTCTATGGTGAAGTGGCTCCATATATCGACAATGAGACAGTATTTTGGGTACGGGGAGTAGATGACCGGCAAAAACAAAAGATTATGTCCAGAGCAAAAGCATTCATATCCAGCAATGCCAATATATGGCAAGAGCATTTTGGGATAGTCAATGCAGAAGCATTGGCCATGGGAGTACCGATAATTGCATTTAATAGAATAAACCAGGATTGTGCAATCAAAACTGATGGGATAATTGAAGATGGTAAACAAGGATTCTTTCTAAACTACAATGATTCAAACAATGTTGATGAGATATTAGAGAAAGGTGTTCCGTTATTGAATAGGATCCATGAGATAGACAGACAGGAATGTCGGAGTCAGTTTGAAAGATACTTCACGTCTGAGCTTATGGCAAAACGGTATGATTGGTTATATAAACAAATCACTCAAGGTAAAAGGTTTGCAACAGTAGAAATACCGATATGAAATAAGAAAACTTTTTAAACGGGACTGATCATCCCTGATAGAGCTGAAAGAATAAGGGTTCTGCCACGTGGCCCTGGGGCGGAACCCTTTTCTTTTGGCGTAAGAGAGAAAAATGAAACCAGACATAACATTAGTATTTCCATCGAGCCCGTTTTTAATAGACCAGAAGGTATTTCCACCTTTGGGGATAATGTACCTGGCCGGATATTTAAAAGAGCATGGTTTGCAGGCACAGTGTCTTGATATGGCTATACATAAACCTGATATGGCGAAAGCGGATATTATCGGTATATCCATTACCACACCCCAGCGTTTGGAAGCCTACAGGCTGATGGATTATTATAAGAAAAAGGGCAAGACAGTTATTGCCGGAGGTCCACATGCTACACATATGCCTAAAGAGTGTAAAGACCATGGATTTGATTATGTGTTGGGTAATGAAGCAGAGAAATCACTTTACCATTTTCTTAAAACAGATGAACAGTTGCGCCCTGTATCTGAGTTCAATGCTTCTCTTCTCCCTGCTAATGCTATTCCTTTTCCTGATAGAGATGCTTTGCCAGTACATGATTATAAGTATGAGCTTAATGGGAAACCGGCAACGGTAATAATGACATCTCGTAGCTGCCCTTGGCGTTGCAGCTTCTGCGCCAAGATAAACGATAACTTCAGAATGCAATCGGCACAAAGAACGGTTGATGAGATTCTGCATATCAATAAGAAATACGGGTTTGAGGCCTTCATGATATTTGATGACATTTTTATAATCAACAAAAAGAGGCTGGCTGCAATCATAGATGGAATAAAAGGAAGAGACTTTGTTTTCAGATGTTTTGGAAGGACAAATCTGATTAATGAAGATACCTGTAGGCTGATAAAAAAGTTAGGAGTTGTTGAAGTGGGGCTTGGAGTAGAAAGCGGGGCAAATGAGATTCTTGCCAAAAATATTAAAAAAACGACTCGTGAAATGAATACAAAGGCGGTTAAGCTGTTGCACAAATATGGAATACGAGCAAAGGCATTTCTGATTGTGGGCCTTCCTGGAGAAACACTCGGAACAATTGAAAAAACATCTTCATGGATTCAGGAAGCCCAGCCTGATGATATCGATATCAGCATTTTTCAGCCATTGCCGGGATCTGTGATTTTTAAAGACCCTGAAAAATGGGATATCCAATTCAATTATGATGGAAAACCTCAGTGGTATAAAGGGCAACCGGGTAGATATGGTTCTACGGTAAGGACTAAAATGCTTTCAGCAGAGCGCATTATCATTCACCGGGCATTATTAGAAGCTAGGTATAAGGATCAATCATTATTGAGATGAAAAAAAGACGCAAGACTACACGGATAGAAAAAATTGAAATCATGAAGGCGGTTAAAAATGCAACGGAAAAAGAAATAACGGTGAGTGTCAATGGACGGACATACCAAGTAAAAATAGTGGGGAGCAGGGCAATTTTACCCTCTGGAAAAGTATTTGAAATACCTGAGGAGCATATATGTTAACGCTGTTTATTGTCAATTCGGATTCACGATATGCAGATAGAGAAAGAACTCGGGCCTCATTCGAGAATATTGCACAAGATATTGTGCCTGTATGGAATTTTAGAGACATTAATTCAATACAGAAAGTTGCTCCTTGGTACGGTGTTATCTATGATGATGAATATATCGAAGATCCATTAAGGGTTTCACTGAATACCTTTTTTGAGTCTGATGTTGATGTATTGATTGTCTATAAAAAAGAGCTGACTGATGAGCTACATATAACAAAGTCGCCACGATTTTTTAGAAAGCACATTATCTTACAAGAAGATTCACTTTTGCCAAAGGCGGAAGATGTGAAGTTTGAAACGATATTAAATGGGTGGATATTGAGCAATGATTCAAATTCAGTTTGACCAGGCAGACCTTAACAGGATATTGCGGGCAACTGTTAAATTGCAGACAAAAGCGAAGGCATGGGGAAAGGATATCATGCAGCGTAAATGTGCCACTGATTACTTTCAGCTTGTGGCAAAAAATATATGGACACAGAAATATAAATTCACGAAATATACTAAAAGATATGGCGAATGGAAAGCTAGAAAATTTAAGCTTCCACCTGAAAAAACTTATTGGGTTTTGTATGGAAGCTTAGTGAGAAATTTACAACCATTTAAGCATGGTGAGGGGTGGGTAGGTGGAATCCCACCTGGAATAAAAGGCGTTAAAGGAACTGGTGATATTGCTGTATATGGGGCTAAAGCTGAAGAGAAAAGGCCATTATTTGAAAATACAATGAATGAATATGCCAAAGATAAAAACGGATGGGCTAAGAGGGGAGAAGAGGCGTTGAATCATATCAAAACAGCATGGTCATAAGGAGGCATGGGTATGAAAATGGAAGACTTAGAATGCTATGTAGACGTTGAATTATTGGATAAACAAGAGCAACAGAAAATAGAAAAAATTTTGGCAAAACATGTTGCCACTAAAAAGACCATTCCATTTGATGGTGAATGGGTGCGCTTTTGGGGTAGGGACGAAAAAACAGTCCAGTTAGATGGGGATTTTTGCGTGAGTGAACTATCATTGTTGATTAAAATGATGGAGGCGATAAAAAAATGAAAATATTGAGTATTGAACCAAAGGACATTTATGTCACATTTGAATTAAGCGTTGCTGAAATAGAAAAACTTTTAATCGGATTAGGATTAACAAAAATCGAATACGATGGAAAGAATGAAGAGGAAAAGGAAGCGGCTCTCTATATTGAAAAAACATTCTTTCCTGAATTAGAAAGGATTATGAAGGAAATAAAAAATGAGTCTTGATGCAACAGCCCGGCTTGCGAATGTAAAGGATTCGCTCAAAAAATACTTTGTAGACAGTATCAACACTGCTGAAAGCATACAACTTACATTTGATAAGGGACTATCAACGCCAAATATCCAAGGGACGGCTGTTAATAGATGGGTCTCTATCAATTTCGGCACTGTTGATATGGATCATATGTCAACTTTGATACTCAACATTTACTGTTGCACACGCCAGGATGCAGAAGGATTTCGTCTGGCACAGCTGCGGGACACAGTGATGGATTATCTGTCTGATACATCTCAAACAGATGGAATGAAACGTATCACGCTGTACAGAAGCCGTGCTTCGGGATCATGGACGGAATTGGGCGGGCTTGTTGTGCAGGACGTGATTGAAAGTGGCCAATTAGAGGCACCTGACGAAACAAAGTATAGAATCTTAACGGCAACATTACGATGGTCAGCAAAGATTTAAGGAGGAATTAAAATGATTCAAGTACAACAAAATGAGATACCCAAGTTTAAATGTGTGCCAAAAGAAGAACAGGATAAATTAAAAATCGAGCACAAATGTATCAATAATGAAATTATGGTGTTGCCAAAATATCTATATATATCGCCAAGCTATCCAAAGGATTATACAGTCCAAGGATATAAACGTATAAAAAATAATACTGCTGAATTAAGATGCTGTCCGATTTGCAGTAAACCGATTAATTTTAAGTAAATTATTTCGGGCAAGGATATAGAAACACAAAATTCAAACTTAATTTTAACAGGGAAGTAGGAACAATGAGATATAAAGCATATTATCAAAATATAGATCAAGATTTGTATCCAAAGCCGTTTAAACTAATCACTGAAAGTAATAATTTTAGTGATTTACAAGATAAAATGAAAAAAAAATATCCAGGTATATATAGCAATGGTTGGTCAATTTTTTATGATTCTAAACATAAATGTATTATTTCTATTTTCAGTGTCCCAGATGCAGATGAACATTGGTATGATCCTAGTCCTTTTTCAGAACTAGCTGTGGAGCATTATAAAAAATTATATGCAAATCTTTTTGATGAATGGGCAGATTTAAATAATATTTCTAAAAAACATCAGTCTAAATTTAATAGATTGCGTAAGGATTTTCCTAAATGCACATCACTAAAAGAAGTTAAGAATATTTTACGGGAAGAAGGATATGAAGAAATCTATCCAATGCTACCAAAATGGATTGTTAATATAGGTTAAGATATGAATAACATAGAAAAAAAGAATTTTATATGTTGTGAAAAATGTGGGAAAAAACTCATAGAACGTCTACCAAATGGGCTATGGTATTTTTGTTTTGGGAGACCCCCGGATGGTGGTGGATCTGTGGTTGAACTATTAATTCATGGTTCATTGAAAATGACATGCCTTAGAAGAACTTGTCGGCATGAGAATGTATTGAATTATTTTCCTAATCAAAATAATTTTAAGCACGAAGAAAAACCTAATCAGGATTAAACCTACCTGAAGTTTCAATCAGCACACCGCTGAAAATTCTCACAATCAGTTTTACTGAACCTCCGGTAAAAAACTTTAGAAAGGAGGTGTTGTGTAATGGCACGGAAAGGTCCTGTTACGAGTGATACGACTACGGTAGCCTTGGGGCTTGCACAGATCAGGGTTGGTGATTCGTCAACTAATATTGCCGATATCCAGCCTGCTTTGTCAAGTACTGATTCTATTGGTGCATTAGCTGAGACATCGTATACCGGAAATACTGATTGGTTTACGCTGGAATCTGGGTCTCCATTGATTAAGGATGCTATATGGCCGATTCGAGAAGCTGCTTCACTGGCTTGTTCACTTAAGGAGTTGACACCAGCGAATATGGCCCTTGTATATGGTCATGATCCAAATGCTGCTCCATATGACACTATGGAAGTTCATTCCGGTGAAGTACCGATTGGCGACAGAGTTGCTCCTGATTATATCAGGATGGAGGCTTGTTATACATACCCTGATGGAACACATCATATGTATATCATATTCCCACGGGCACAGGCTACGTCAAATGTTGAGGTTTCACTAGCCGCTGAGGACACTGCTGCCGTCCCTGTCACATTTGAGGCAGGTCGAGCTGACAGCGAAGTGAGTGGCGGTAATGCAGTATGGGATGATAAGCCATTAGGCAGATTGTTTTGGGATTAACCTTTAACTAATAGATTTTAAATCTAAAAGGAGACAAAAAATGCCGGAGAAAAAAGAAGATGAAAGACTCAATCCGCAGATCACCACAACAGAAATTGGTGTGCGTGATCTGCGAGAAATTACGATCTATCCATTATCTATGGCAGATCAGTTAAAGATGACAAATTTAATGAAAAAAGCTCTTAATGATTTTTTCCAAAGAGAAAATCAATCGGACATTGCCTTTGCAAGTTTTTTACTTGAGATGATTGAAAAAAATTTGAGCAAGGTCTTGGGAATGATAACAGATGTTAAGAAAAATGAGGATTTGTTTAGCGATATGACGAACCTCCAGGGTTCTGAAATTGCTAAAATAGTCTATGAGGTGAATTATGAAAGTGCTGCAAAAAACTTGAAAGACCCCTTCGAGAAGGTGAAGAGTTTATTTCAATCGAAGGGGTTGTTACTTACGTCTGTGAGCGATATTCCCAGTACCGACTTGAAGATTTCTACAGAAGAAGCTGGCGAGAAGGAGGAATAACAAGTGGACAATTGAATGTACTCTATGAACATGCACAAAAAAGAGAACTGGATAGAATGAAGTTTGATGCTGCTATTCATGGAGTGGACATAGGCAAAAAGAAAAGCAGTGTAACAACAGAACAGCATAATTTTAAATTTGGCGATCCTGAAGATTACAAGAAACTTTCAAAAAAGCAGAGAGAGAAATTGACTCAAGAGATGATGGGAAAACATAAAGCTTGGAATGCTATGGAAAAACCGATGGGATAAGAAAATGGCTGAAAAAACATTAATACTTGGGACTTTATTTACAGGAAATGTAGAGCCTCTTATTGCAGCGCTTGGAAAAGTAAAGACTGCTATGATTAGCTTGAATAGTCAACTAGAACAACAGGCAAAAACTGCTATCCTTGGGAAAAAACACTTAACTACATTAGGCAGTGAACTGTCTTCGTATCAAAAAATTATGGGGGGAGCAGTTGGGGAATCAAAAAAATATCAAAGTGCATTAGCAACTTTACAGGCTCAACATAAAACTGCTGGTACAGGACTTACTGTACTCAAAGATAAATTGGGCAAAGTAGAAAAAGCAATTCAAACGACTGCTCTAAGAATGAATGCAGCTGGGAGGAATGGACAGCAGTTTGCAAAGACAGCTAATCGTGTAGCATTAACTAATGGAGTTTTAAGTAAAAAATTAAAAATTACATCAGATAGATTTCAGACAGTTAGTAGTGCTGCTAAAACAACCACTAAAACAATGGGTGGAATGTCAGGTGCAATGGGTAAAACTGGTAAAGAAACCAAAAAATTAGGCAAAGATCAACAATGGATGGGTAAGCAGATTTCCAAAGTGACAGGTGGAATGAATCGTTTAAAAGCTGCCATGAAGGTTACAGCCTCCTATGGACTGGCTGCTGCAGCAATTTTTTCAGTTGTACGAGCCATGAGTGCAGGCGCTAAGGAAGTTATTAATTATAGCCAGGCTCTTAAAAACCTTCAGGCTATTACCGGCGCAACTGATGCTGAGATAGCTGCAATGGATAAAACCTTGAGAACCGTAGCTCGAACTACCAAGTTTTCCACAACTGAAACTGCTGATGGGATGGTTCTCTTAGGGCAGGCTGGTCTCGATGCCGGTGAATCTATAAATGCAATGCAGGCCGTAGCTAATCTTGCAACAGGTACTCTCAGTAGTATGCAACTGGTAACGGATTTGCTCTCAACAACCATACGGGCATTCAGTCTTAACGCTGTTGAAAGTGGCCGTGTGGCCGATGTTATGGCCAATGCTATCAATAAATCAAAATTGACCATAGATAAACTCAGGATTGCCTTTAACTTTGTCGGCGCTGCGGCTGCACAAACAGGATTATCTTTAGAAGAAACGACTGCCTCATTGATGGTTTTGGCAAATAACGGGCTCAGAGCAAGTACGATGGGTACAGGCCTTCGACAAGTCCTAAGCCGATTACTTGCTCCAACCAGCAAGCTAAAGGCTGCCTTTGCAGCTTACGGAATAGAATTAGATAAGGTTAGTCCGGCTATTGTTGGTTATCAGCAGGCCCTCAAAGCCATACTTCCTTTTATATGGAATCATGAAAAAGGTATGATGGACATGGGCAAGGCATATCAACTTTTTGGCCTTAGAGGGGCGCAGGCTATTGCCGTTTTAGGAAAAAGTCTTGTCTCTGGCGAGTTTCAGAAAGCTTTAGCCAGTACATATGAAGCTAGTACTTCCATAGAAATGGCCGCAAAGCAGGCTGAAGGTCTCGGATTAAAATTCAAACAGATGGCAGATAGAGCAAGATTGGTGGCTGTTGCTCTTGGCGATGCGGGTGTGGGGGGAATGCTTAAAGGCTTTGTTGATACTATGAGAAGCGCATTTGAAGCAATAGAAAAGTTTGTAAAAACAGGAATAGGATCATTCCTTATACAGGCATCGTTTATGACCGGAGCAATCTGGTTAAATATTACGGCTTTTAAGGTACTTGCCAGATGGATAGGAACGACTGGACTTGTCAGATATTTCCGTGCCTTACGCACAGAATTTGTTCTTGTCCGATCTGCAATGGTGGCAAATGTTGCTACACTAAAATTATTAAGCATGAGTTTAAAAACAGTATTGCTTGATTTGAAAGTTATGCTTTTAGCACACCCATATTTAGTTGTAGCAGGTATAGTGGCGAGCTTTGTGGTGATAATAAATAAATTAGCTACGGCCAACAAAAAAGCAGCGGAAAAAGCTGCTGTGCTGGCAGTCGAGCTAAAACGAAGTGCTAAAGGGCTTGAAGCATGGGTCGGTATTTTAGAAGCAGCAAATAAGAAAGAATTTAGAGATTATGAAACTGCTATAGAAAGATTTGTTCAGGATAACAAAGAGTTGGCTAAAGAATTAATGAAAACATTTAAGGTTGCTGATTTAAGTGTGGTGTCGTTTGAAAAAATGGCCGCCGCTATGGATAAATTAAAAATCGAAAAAATGAAAGAAAGTATTGAGAAAACTGCTGGAGCTACTTCAAAATGGAGCGAAGAAATAGACAAAAACACTGGATTGCACGGTAAAATTACACGAATGGTCAATATGTTTATGTTTGATTTACGGGGAAGTATAGGAGTGCAAGAAGATGCAAAAGTAGCGACTGAAAAATATAATGGTAGCATAATTGAATTGGCAGAAAGCCTTTATAAGCTTGGCAAAATGGAGGGATGGAATATTGATGACATAATTAAATATATAAAAGAGACTGGGACAGTCAGCGAAAAGACAACAGAAGCGATTAGAAAACTTTTAGATGAGACAGCCAAACAAGAAGAAAAGACAATCCGTATAAGAATTGAAAAACTTAAAAAAGCTATTCAAGAATTACCACCGGAATATAAAAAATTTTATGATCAATTAGATGCTCTCAGCCAAATAAATTTCATAAAAGATTATAATAGAATGAAGGCAACGGTTGCTAATCATAAAAAACAATTAGCAACGTGGGAAGCATCAGAAGAAGAAAAGATCGAGGTTTCAAAAAAAGCTTGGGCTGAATGGTTTGACGATCAAAAAGATAAAGAAGAAAGCCGACAACAAAAAGCAGAAAAGACTGATGGGGCCATAGTAAGGGCAGCAAAAAAAGCCGTAGAAGAAAAAATGAAATTGCTTGATATAGAAAAAAAACAAATTGATACTCATCTGAACAATTTGAAAAAAGAGTATAGTGAATACTTTGCCGATCTGTCAAAAATGGAAATGCGTACTATCACCAGTTCTATTTCAGAATATCAAAGAAAAATAAATGATATTAGTGCAATGTATGAAAAAAATGCTCGAAAGAGAGTAAAACTGGTTAGAGAAGCAGACCTTCCATTTAAGGAAAGAATTGCCCGTGAAATTGAAATTGAGAGGGAACTGTATGATAAGAAAAAAGAAAACCTGGAAAGCTGGAGATCTACGCTAAAAAGTGCTTATGATTCCGCTATCAGCAATGCGGAACAATATGCCGATAAAGCTAAAGAATTAGAGGAAGGATTGCATTCCTTTCGCCTTTCCGTAGAAGATAAAATCAGGTCTCTACGAAGAAAGACAATGACAGATGAAAAGGCTTGGTATGATTTAAAGAAACAAGTATACGAGAAATTATCACAGGCTGATGAAGAATATTCCAGAGACACAGAAGAGGGAAGAAAAAAAGCAAACAACCTTTATAAGGAAGCGATTGGCCTCGCTGATGGACTTGCCTCCGAGATTAAGGAAGGAGATAGAATTATTATCACAGAAGAAAAAGGCGTTGAAGAGGCAATCAGGGCAACCAAGATAGCGCGGGAAGGGGTTATAAAAACAACGGAAGATCAGATATCCGCAGCAGAAAGAATGGCCGGAACATTTAAGGCATCTGCTGAGAGCATCGCTGCTGCCATGGGGAAAGTTGATAAAACGCTAAAGGATCTTATGACTATTATAGATGCTTTGATAAAAAAGTTATCAGAGAAAATGGTAGTAAAAATATCTACTGATACAAGTGAGTTAGATGATTTAGAAAACCAGCTTGACAGGATTCAAAGGAAAGCAAAAAGAAAAATCAAAACATCAGTCGAAGGAGATACTATAGTTATTGGTACGGAACCAACAGGAGGTGAATACCAACATGGAGGCTTGGTTGGTCAAGGAGGTGGCACGGTTGGGGCTGGTGAATATGTATTTGATGTAAAATCTGTTAATAAATTTGGTGTAAATTTTTTTCGCACTTTACAGCGTATAGTTTCAAGTTCCAGTGGCATAGTCACTAAAACCATGGAAAGTTTAATGCCACAAATTCAAGGAATGCAATCAAGAAATCAGACACAATCACCTTTCAGTGGCATCCTGCATACTATAAATCTGAAAATAAACAATGAACCTCATATAATATATGGTGAAGAAAAGGTAGTCAATGATTTGGACAGAAATCTGAGAAGAAACCGATTGGTTACGGTTTAGGAGGTAAAAATGTCAATTTCAGCGACCGATATAAAATTTTATAAGGCTGCAAATAATAATGATCTGGTTAGCAACGGTGGCAGGATAAGCTCTACAGAAATAGTGGATACCACCTTGAATAATCTTTTTCCAAATATCACATCTGCCGATAGGGTTGCTGGTAAGACTCGTTACAGAAAGACTTTTGTGCGGAATGAAAATACCGAGGATTTAGCCCTCCAGGATGCAGAAATATGGATAGGCTCAAAATCTACGGGAGGGGATTACTTCCAATTGAAGATCGGAACTGATACGGATACACAGGATGAGGCCGATGATTACACAAATTGGGCTGGAGCGGGTACGCTTCATAGCGCAGTAGGCAGCGGTGAAACTTCACTGGTAGTTGATTATGATACAAATTCAGGTGTCTATTCCGGTGAAAATCTCATGGTTCATGTAGACGATGGAAGTAATGAAGCCGATGTAAAGGTATTGGGATCTCCTACTGTCCCATCCTGGGTCGGGAATAAGGCCACTTTTAATATCTCTGGTGATCTTGGATATAATTTCGACACAGATACAATTGTGAGTACGGTAGTGGATATGGGAGATATTGAAACATCATCCGATAGCTGGACAGAGACGAGCCCTGCAGGAACCTATGATGAAACAACCTATCCATTGGTTCTCTATAATGTAGGCAGTGTAACTGACAGCTGGACATTGACATTTAGCGATGCAACAAATTTCTCTGTTACGGGTGCAAGTACCGGCTCTCTTGGTGCAGGGGATACAAGCACCGATTTTCAACCTTCCAATGGTTCGAGTTATTACCTCAAAATTGATAAAGATGGCTGGGGAGGCACATGGGCAGTAGGTGATACCATAACCTTCAACACGGTTCACGCCGGTAAAGGATTATGGGTTAAGGAAGTTGTACCGGCAGGTATATCAAGCAAGGCGAATAATACAGTAAGGCTGGATGGAAAAGGAGAATCAGCCTAATGGCAACAAAATTTGATCTGAGTCTTTTGCTCGGGATAGAGGTGGGGTTTGATTTAAGCCTTGTTAATAGTCTGAATGCGGACTTGGAATTTGATCTAAATGCTGTAAATAATATTTTAGCACCTGTATTATTCAACAGGACATTCAAATTGAACATCAATGAATTAACTAAGGTTAATTTTGATCTAAGTTCGGTTAATCATATTTTAGACGAGGATTCCGGCAAAACCAGCGGAAATTTTTACTTTTTAAAGTCTCATGGGATTACCTGATGATTCCTGTAAATGTAATAATTGATAATAAGACTGTTATAGACGATCTTGTGTCTTGTGAAATTCAGCAAAGGGAAGGAGATTTTTGTAACTCAGCAAGCATTGAATTGAAGTCACAGCAATTCTGGGAGTTGTGTGATCCTACTACTGATTTTGGCGAATTAAGACTTAAAATAGTTATTGGTAATACTACTTATGAATTTTTATGTGAAGAACGTGAATCTAATGTTAGTCCAGCGGGAATAGGGTTCAAGGTATGGGGACGGTCCAAGCAAGCCCTTTTAGCAACTCCTTATTCTCAGACTATTACAGATACAGGTGATACGTCCCATCCATGGCAAACAGGAGATACCACAGCACAGGCTATTATTTCCCATGTTGTCAGCAATTATTGTTCCTCCGTAACCGTAAACTGGAATGTAGATGATTTTCCAGTCTATCAGGATACATTTTCTGTCTCAAACCAATCGTCCCTTGACATTATTTCATCTCTTGCAACTGCTATTGGCGCAGAGTTAAAGGCACATACTGACGGTTCATTATCAGTTGAGACCTATTCAATAGAAGAAGGCACATCTCTGGTTTCTTATACTGATCTGGATAAGATAGTAGAATTGAATGAAAATATAGAATACCCATCTGGATATAATGCCGTCACGGTGTACGGCTATGATGAAGCGGCTAAAAAAGACAGCTATCTGAATGCCACAGATGATAATGATGAAGACACTACTTGCGAAAATGCAGAGCATTACGTGAAGGTCTATTACTACCATACTGATTTAGAACCTCTTTGCTATTTTCCAGACGGTACATATGGAGAAAGGGGTTCAGGATCGGAATCTATTACCGAAACCGTAGAGCTTGTATGGGGACAGGGAAATACTACGTATCCCAATACCGAGGGCGAAACGGAAGTTACAGGAGATGCTTCTATTCAATACACAACGGTAGAAGTTACTTATTCTGTTTATTATAAAAATTTTTATTTACGTGCCAGTTCCGAGAATAACTATTCAGCGTTCTTTTATTTTAGTGACCAAACTACTTACACCATATATAGATTTACCGTTGAAAGCTGCCTGTTAGACCCATCCGAGATTGTTCTTGCATGGGAAGACAGCTCTACAAAAGTGCCAGGAGATACAGTTTATGCCAAGGTTTATAATGTTGGGTTGACAATTACAGAGGCTTACAATTCGGCAGGAACAAGCGTAACCGTTCATACGGCAAGCCAGCAAGAATATATTGAGGATGAGGATATCACCATTACAAACGGAGAGGCACAATTAACTTACCCTCTTGATAGCGGTCTGACTATTACTTATTGTCAGCAAGGCATAACTGGTGATCCCATTGTCAATGTCAATTTCAGGGATTTGTCAGTAAATGAATTCAAGGATAATTCGGAATTCTATATCGTGTATGCAAAGGTATCTTATTACACAAGATATATAAAATATCAAATGACTATTCCAGAATCGTATGCCTGCAATTTCTTCAATGCATGGTTTTACGTGCAGCAAGATGGTTTTGCTTTATCAGTTCTGACAATTGCATTTGGTGTCGCAGCGGATGAAAGCTTGGTTCCTTATCAGTTATTAGTCCGTGATTATTGTTCGGATGAAATAGTTCCAGGGATGCATGTATGGTTAAATGGCGTAGATAAAGGAGAGACAGATGCAGATGGGTATGTAAGTTTAGGTAATTTATTGCCGGGAGCTTCCTATACATTGAAAATGACAAAAGATGAATACCAACAATCACAATTAGATAATTTAAACAATGACTCATTTGTAGTGCCCGAATGACAGAAACCATAACAGCATATGTGTGTAGTAAAAAGTGCGGGCATATCTCCCGTAAAACAGAAAGCCCTCTTGTGGTTAGTTCAGGCACTGTGACAGCCTATATGCAACCAGTAGGTCAGTCTTGCAGTACCGGAAGGATTAAACCAAAAGTATTAAAACTTTTAGAGAGCGCTTATTGTGATCTGGAAGGGAGTGTTAATTGGTCAAAATCCGATGGAGTAGCGGGTTGGATTTTTATTACTTTTGAAAATCCTGATCATTGCCATTGGAAACAGACAATTCTTTGGATAAACGGGCATTTTGGAACCTCATATCCATCTTATGTGCCTTTTAATCTGATTAAGACTGTTGAACCAGGTGGAGATGGGGTTTGCCCTGAAAGCAAGGACGATGTTTTCAGCGGTGGCGGCACACCCACAGTTTGGATTAATGGATACTGGGGAGAAGAGTTAGGATATAATACGGACGTAGTTCCCGGAGATGCAATTCAAGCAACGTGGGTTATGTATGGAGATTCAGAAGAGCAAATTTATGGCGGCGCATCTTATTTTACTACAGATTCACTTACTGGCGGTACAATCACGGCTGTAAACGGTGAGTATGGCACAGAAGATATTTCATATAATGTAATGATTGAGGGCGAAACAGAGGTTTGTTATCCTTCTGATTTTATTGAATATGAAGTTGGAGATTGGGTTGTAGTAGGAAAAACTTTTAATTTAATTGTGCCTTTAAAATTGGGATCCTATGGCCTCTGAACATGAAGATACATTTGAATATGATCCAGGAACAGTAGAACAGCTTTTTAATTCTCAAATGCTTGAGGGCACTATAACGGCTATAGATTACTGGACTGAGACAGCAACAGTTCTACTTGAAGGGCCGATATATGCTGGAGACTTTGTATATCTTCCTGAAGGAGAGACAATTTCTTTCCCTGGCGTAAAAGTATTCTATCACTGTAAGGATAGAACTGATACAGAAATGGGATCTTTTGCTTTTACTGTGGGTGATAAAGTTTTGGTATATTATAATGGGAAGTGGCCTTTTACGGTAGCAGATGGAAAAGTGGTTGGATTCGTTGATGGCTTAAAAAATTGTCCCTATGTAGTTCTTCTTAAGACAACTTCTGCTGTTGGAAATGCAGAATTTATAACTGCGGCACAGCAACGTATTGATGAGATACAAATCATGATAGACCATATAGAATATCGTAAAGATGTTTTTACTCCTGAAGTTATTGCAATGTATAATGGATGGGCTGACCCGGAGAGATGTTTGGATGGCTATTGGCAATATGGGGTTTTCAATTGCACAAGTTGGTTTACACAAGAAATGGCAGATGCAGCAAACGCCCCCTACGAATACTGGAGAGATCATCAATATGCAACCCAGTTGGCATATTGGACTAACAAAAAAACTAACTGGGAGGATATAAAATTGGCCGCACAATATTTAGAAGACTATGCAAGAATAACTCAATATATCGGTGCTCAACATGTTGGAACATATAACTGGGGGGAAGCCGTAGTCTTTTACTTCTGTTGCGCTACAGGCGAAGGTTACAAATGTCCCATAGAACCTATTCCAGGTCTTCAAGGGGTTGGTGAACCAGATCAGGCATTTTCTGATCTTGCCGAGGAACACTGGAATCTTCTTCCCAGCGCATGTTCCTATATAGCAAGCATTGATTTGTATATTCCCTATTTAATCCATTTTACGTTTAAAAGCAAGGGAGCAATGGATACAAATAATGTCTTTTATTTGTTTGGTTATGATTTTGATTATACCGATCCACAAATAGAAGAACTGAAATTTCAATTACTTGTGGATGGTGGAAGGCCCATATTTGAATGGCCAACTGATTTTTATCTTGCAAATACGTGGCAGTTGGACGGACCGGATGCTGTAGTTAATACAGCTTTGGATTTGCGTTTATTGGGTGAACTTGCTGAAACTCCTACAGAATTTGGGGCAGAATTTTTCACAGACGAGACAGACCCTCTTATTGATCCAGGTCCACCTTTCTATGGGGGTGAATTTAAAAATGTTAGGTTTAGTGAGGATCTTTTTACCTACTGGAATTATGATGATCAAGATCCTGATTGGCCATGGTATGAATTCGATGTAGCTTTAGCTAATATAACTGCAAAGCTTGTCAGAAGGACTTCGTTATTGTAAGGAGAAAAAATGGCAATCATAGTTAAATGCACAAGAGATACTGGAGACAGGGAAGCGCCTTCCATTAATGATAGCCTTATAACCTCTGAATCCACGGCAGCATCAAGAGGCAAGAGATATCTCGATGATCCTGATCAGGGAGCTTACTACCTTACGAAAAAGAGAAACCTTAGAATGCCCCATGAAATAAGCGGAGAAGTTGCTTTAGATCATATTGAACCAGGCTCTTGGGTTACAGTAACAGATTCCCATTTAGGTCTGTCTAATCAAAAATTAAAAGTTAAGGCTTATAACATAAACATTACGCCATCATCTGTACGGGGTATAATGGACACCGAATCTTATGAGGAGTTTAGTGTATGATCAATGAATTAAAAAAAATGAATCAAAGGTGGGCAAAAGACAATCAGCCGATTATCGCAGAGGTTAATGTTGCAAGTCTTGGAAAAACAGACGAACACTATAATGTGCAATTCAAGAATGGGGCTAAAACTACAAATGTATTTGGCCCAACGGGTTTGAAAGTTAATGAATCAGCAATAATGTTAATATATCCCGGAAGGACAAAACAAAGCGTAATAATCGGGCGAAGTTATAATGCTTTTGGCACTATGGTAACTTTACCAGTATAGGGAGAATACTATGACTACAACCATTGGATCTGTAACTTTAGATCGTGACTTAATCTTTGAGAATGAATACAATTATAGCCTTGTCATTGCCTCAGTGGATGCTACTTTAGGGGGCGGTACTGTAATACAAGAAGCCCAAAGACTAGAGCGAGGACGTAATATTACCCTGGTAAGCACAGAAACTCAGGGATTACAACTCAAAAGTACCGTAGATGATTTAAAGGCTCTGGCAGATGCAGGGGCAAACAATACCTATACCCTTACCATAAGCTCCAATAGTCAAACATTCACTAAAACTGTACGTTTCAGAACCGAACTGGAATCTCCAATCGAAGCAGAGCCGTTTTATCCCCGAGATGGACTACACGGAAACACTATTTTATATCGTGTGAAACTTTATTTGATGGTTGTGTGAATATTTTATTTGACATTTAAAAATCTTTAGTTTATAGTAATGAATATATGTCAATTCTGACATAACCTACCTGCAATCCTTCTAAAGGAACTCAATTAAATAGCGATTTTTACCTGCGATAGTCCAAGGCTATTCGTGCAACTTTTTTAGGAGGATTGCTCATGAGCGAAATAGGTTCTCTTCTAAGGCTATTAGTACAATGCGACAAAGAAATTAAAGTAACTGCCGTTAATGTTACTGATACCGCCACCAAATTCACATCTCAGCTTACAACAGGATACAAGCGAAAAATTTTAAAAGCTTTCAATGCTTCTGATTCCGGTTCCGGTGAGATTTATTGGGGTGCTTTAGCTGTTACAGCTAGTACAGGTAGACCCATAACAAAAGAAACTGAAATCACTATTCCTTTTTCAACTGATGTAGACGTATATTTCGTGGCTGATGCTGGAGAAAATGGCGATTTACGGGTGACAGAAGGGGCTTAAGGAGAGATTATGTTATTTCATGTCGGAGAAGCCAGAACTATTACACAGGCCTGTTCTCTTAATGCTGCTGATATGGAACCCGATTCAGCAACTATTAAAATAACCAAGGATGACACTGCAATAGTAGATACAACCGCGGCAGGCGTAAGTGGAAACCAGGTTTATTATCCTATTAGTTCCTCAAATGTAACAGCAGTGGCAGGCGAATATAAATTTGTTTGGACAATTTTGAAAGGAACATCAACCTATATTCATGTCGATTATATCGCTGTAAAGGATGTGTAAGCATGGGGTGTGAATTTACTGTAGTAAACGATACCGATGTGTTTGCAGTAGTGAATGCCACTGATATATTTACTGTAGTAAACGATACCGATGTGTTTGCAGTAGTGAATGCCACTGATATATTTACTGTAGTAAACGATACCGATGTGTTTGCAGTAGTAACTGAATGTTTGGCATTTACGGCGTTTCATGAACATGCATTCCATGAAATACCAACAGGATTGATTAATGGAATAAATATGGAATTTATATTTTCCACTCAATTTTGGGAGGGAAGTATAAGGATTTACATGAATGGACTGGAATTAAAAAAAGATACCGATTATCAGGAAGATATTTTGAATAAAAAAATTACTTTCACAGCTGCACCGCTATCTGGAGATCTTATCTGGGGTAGTTATGTAAAATGGGGGGAAGGATAAAATGGCTCATGAACATGAATGGCATGAGATCCCTACCGGAAGCATAAATGGGATAAACAAATCATTTACTTTTTCCTTTAGTTTTACTGCTGACACTGTTGAAGTCCAGCTTAATGGATTGCAACAAATAAAAGATACCGATTATGTCGAGGTTGCCGGACTTCCAGGAATAACAATGATGGAGGCTCCAACAACAGATGACATTCTTTGGGTTCACTATATAAAGGCGTAAGAATATGAGTCAGGTTCGTATGAGTACACAGGTTAATGATGATGAAAACCGATTGCTTTCTGATGCGAATAAACTTGTTTTACAGCGAGCTATTCAATCTATTCCTAATCCAGGAGAGCAAACTGTTGTTCGTATTAAAAAACTCGTGGGTGGCGATTTTATCTTCGAGTGGGAAGAGGATGTTGTTTGATGAATATATCTGTGATAATGCCACACCTCAAGCTTTATGGAGGAGTACGCCGGTTCCTTGAAATAGGGAATGAAATGACAAGCAGGGAGCATGAATACACTATTTATCACAGTGATGGCTCTACTCCAGATTGGTTTAAATATAACGGAAAGTTGGCCCCGATATCGGAAGTTTATAAGAAAGAACATGAAATTCTTTTGTGTGGAGATGCACCTTCCCTTGACATTTTTGCCAAGTGTAAGGCCAGGCTCAAGATTGTTTATATCATTTTTCCCTATTCGCAAAGATATGGAATAGGGAATTATAAAAACCTGAAAGATGATTATGTATTGATTGGCAATTCTATCGGCTGGGAAAAGAAATTTCCACCGAAAGCATTGTTGGAGTTCTCTACCCATACAGTAAGTGGAGGTATAAATCTTAACCAATTTAAACCTTCTTCTACTCGAGCTGATAAAAAATTCAGAGTATTGGTCTATGCCAAATTTGATAGGCCATGGAAAAGGGCAGGTGATGTAGTTAAAGCCTTAGAAATGCTTAAGAGCCCTCCTGTCTTGATGCTTTATGATGTTCAAGAATGGAGATTTTCAACAGAATTAGAAATTGAAAATTATGTTAATCCTTCACAGGAAAATTTAAGTCAAATGTATAGCAAGGCTGACATAGTTGTATGTCCTGAAGAATTGGGGGGCTGGTGCAATATAGCAGCAGAGGCGATGGCCTGTAAGACAGCTGTTGTTTGCACATCTTCCGGGACTTCAGATTTTGCTATAGATAATGAGACTGCATTGTTATTTCCGGTAGGTGATATTAAATCTATAGCCAATGCCGTTGAAAAATTAAGATCTGATTCTCTTTTACGGAAAAAAATTGCCAAACAAGGTCATAAAAAAATACAAGAGTTTGACTGGCACAAAACTTGCGATTGCCTTGAAGAAATTTGTAAAAAAGAATTAAGCTTAAAACGGTCTTCATGGGAATCTGTGGCAGATCATTACAAGCAAAGGTTCGGCGGAATAGAGCATATACAAAGAAAAGATAGGGTGGTGCTTACTAAAGTAATTGAAGGCAATACCAGCCCATATGATTCTTTCTTGGATGTTGGATGTAACATTGGAGTTATAAGTGAAACTATAAACAGGATCGGAGCAAAATATCTCGGGATTGATATTTCTAAAAAGGCAATTAAATATGCCAGAAATAAATACCCTAAAAACGATTTCATGGTTGGAAGCATTTATGACTTAAGCTTTTCTAAAGATGATCAATGGGGAGTTGTCTTAGTTAGTGATGTATTTATGCACATTGATGATTATGAACAAGCCCTTAAAAAATTATGGAGAGTCACAGAAGGAAAGCTGATAATTAATGTCTGGACCCACAAAGGCACTACAAGGAATATTGGCGGAAAAGGGTCTTTGGGGGGAATAGATGCTTGGATTTATAATTTTAATGATTTCAAGGCTTCGCTTGAGAAGTTATCTCCTTTTCGACTACAGCATGTTGAATCGAGTGAACCTCAGTATAATCATACAATATTTATTCTTAGCAAACATGAACCTGCCAAATCCGATTTTAGGCGGAATCTATATCTTTTGTTAAAGCAGAAGGATATGGCATTTCATACTGTTGAGAAACTCGATGAGCATTCTCTTGAAGAGAGATTTTCTCTAATAAAAGATCAAAAATTAGAGAAGCTCGTAGAGGAGATAATTTCTTGTAGGGGAGGTGAAAAAATATGAGTATTCAAAGTACTGCATTTGACCCATTAGATATTTCTGAGACCGCAAGCGAGGCTGTTTCACTCGGCACTTTAGGAGAATCCGAAGGCTTAGTGGCGAGTGAGCGGGTAAGTGAGGCTCACAGTGAAATTAGTTTGGCAAGCCCTTCAGAAGTCTTGGTTGTTTCTGAGGATGCAAGTGAGGCTGTTTCTATAGCACTTTTAGGTCAGTCCGAGGCTATATTAGCAAGTGACAATGCAAGCGAAATCAGGTCACTCGCTACATTGGGAGAGTCTGAAGGTGTGCTGGCAAGTCACGAAGCAAGCATAGGCCAATCCGAAGGCTTAGTGGCAAGCGAGCGGGCAAGTGAGGCTACATCGGTTGCCAATCTATCGAATCCCTCAGAAATTTTAGTTGTTTCTGAGAGTGCAAGCGAGGCTGTTTCACTCGGCACTTTGGGAGAATCCGAAGCTTTAATAGCAAGTGAACGGGCAAGTGAGGCTCACAGTGAAGTTGCTCTTATTGATAGTGAACAAGCTCTTGAGCAATGGATTAAGTCTATACCTGTTTCCGATGAATATAGAGTTACTGATATTCGGAGAGATTCGGCTGGTGACTTTGTGTTCAGATGGGATGATGCCAGTGTTGCTTAATTCAATGAGCTATTTACAGGTCGGAGTACATAAAATACTCCGACCAAAAGGATTCGCAACCGATGATAGATCTTGAAATTATAATTCGGAGCATAGGAGAACCTGAATTAGCTGAATGCATTAAATCAGCAGAAGCTCAAACAATCAAGGCTCCGATAAGGCTCATTGAAAATTATTCTTTAGTTGAAGCAACCAGAAAGGCAATTTCAGAAAGTATATATAAATATTTAGTTTTTGTTGGCGCTGATGTCATTCTGTATAATTTTGCAATTGAGAGATTATATGAAATTATTATTAAAGAAAAATCTCCTTCAGTTGCTGGAGTATTAAAAGATTCTTTTTTGGGATTAATTTTTGGAATACGCATTATTGACACAAGTTATTATAAGCAGATTGAAATTAAAAATAAAATTGGATGGGATAGATGGGCAGCAGCAGAGATTTGGAAAAAATGGGGGCTTAGAGAATATTGTTTAAATGATGTATTGGGTACACATCACTCTGAGTACACACCTGAATCAGCATTTAAAAAGTTTTTAAGATCAGGTCAAAAATATGCTTCTTTTTGGGAAGATGATATACAGTCCTTTGAACTTTTGTGCAAAAAATGGCTGGATACCAAAGAGGACAATGCCTTGGCTGCAATTGTAGGTTTTTGTTATGGAATGATGATTAATCCTGTATCTCCTATGCAGGAAAAAGACCAGACATTTGGAATTGAGGAATGGAAGATTTTCAAAAATCTTATTGATTGGAAAAAATCTGACAGGTTGACGAGATGAAAATAGCACACTTTAGTCTTTGGGGGCCTCGAAGATCCGGCCTCTATGAATATACAGCAGATCAAGTTAGGTGCGAGCGCAGGACTGGTCTGGATTCTCTTTTTCTGTGCTGTGAACAGGAGAATCCAGACCCAAAAAGATTTACAGATGATGATATAACTGCCGTGGATTGGGAAAAAGCAAAAGATGCAGATGTTTGGGTTATGCACCGCAGCATTCCTGTTAAAATGAGTGGTGACATAAGAAAACATGGTAATATCGCTATTCTGCATGGAACAGCAGAATACATGATAATGTTAGAGCAATTTGGAAAAGAGAGAAAGTTTGATATGCACCTTAATATGTTAGCTCGGTTCGATAAGTCTGTAGCAGTAAATGCATCTGATTATTACATAATGAAAAATCTTTATGATAAGGGCAATAATGTTATTTATATTCAAGATGCAATAGATTTACAAAAATTTAATGGCTCTGGTTTTGCCTGGCCATACAGATACCGCCCTGCAATTATCTCTACAGCAAATATAAGATTCAACAAAGTTCCTATTTCCATTCTATGGGCTATGCCGGAGATTGTGAAACGGCTGCCGAAAGCTCGTTTAAACCTATTTGGCATACGGCTTGCCGATATTAATATGTGGAAAGATCTTATACTGAAGAGCAAGGGACTCGATATACTTTGTGAAAATATCCATGGCCAATTTACCGAACTAAGACCATTTCTGGCTGGAGGGGATATTGGCGTTAATAGCAATATGAATGGTATTACAAGCAGGGATACACTTGAGCAAATGGCCTACGGTATGCCGATTATCTCTTACCGGGGTGAATATACAAAATATCATGCTATTGTAATGGACCCGGTATCAATCGCAAAAACTATTGAGCGATGCTGGCATGATATGGAAAAAGATCCTGAAGGTATGAGACAAAAAATCAGGGCCTATGCAGAAAAGAATTTTTGCATGGATAAAGCTGTTCAAAAATTTATCAAACTTTATGAGGAGGTCATTGAAATAAATGCAAAACGGAAAAGATGATTCATATGTAAATATATTAATCCCTGTTTATAATAATCTGGATTTTACGCTAAAATGTATAACATCAATCTTAATAGATAAACAACCGATTCCTTATCAAATAACCATTATAGATAATGGTTCAACTGATGGCACAACCGAATGGGTTCGCAAGTTTCAAGGTGATCGCGCAATTTATAATGAAGAAAATCTAGGTTGGGTCAAGGCCCTTAATCAGGGCATTAAAAAAACAAAAGGTGATTTTGTTGTGTTTCTGAATAATGATGTAGAGGTTGGCAGTGGATGGTTACAGAAATTAATCGGTCCATTAAAACATTCCGACATAGGGACTTGTGGACCTATTGGTTCTAACGACCATGACTGGCAATATTTTGGAAAAGTAAGAAAAAATTTTCCTCAATTAGACTTACCTGAATTTGAAGATCCTAAAGATGTAGACGGTTGCAATAAAATTCTTGAAGAGAAATATGGAAATAAATTTCTGAAAATTCATGGAATGCTTGCCTTTTTTGCAGTTGCCTTCCGCAGAGAAACCATAGAGAGAGTGGGCTTGTTGGATGAAAGATTCGGTGTAGGGCTTGGAGATGATGACGATTATGCACGAAGGCTTGAACAGAAAGATCTCGGTTTGGCACTTGCTCTAAGTTGTTATGTCTTGCACTATTCCCAGACAACCTTTAAACAACTCTACAATGATAAAGAACTTAAGGCATTGCAGGCCAGAAATTATAATCTTCTGAAGGGAAAATACCCCGGGAGGTATAAATAATTATGCCACGTATAGCTTATCCCATCTCCTTAGCATATCGTAAATCCTGGGGCACGTGGGAGGCTCTGAGAGAATTTTATCAGAATGCCTTAGACGAAGCAGATGGATTTGAAATCGATAAAACTGCTAAAGGGCTTGTAATTTCTGATACCGGACAAGGACTCAAGTTCAGGCATCTGATATTAGGTGTTTCAGATAAAGGAGAGAATGCAAGGGGTAGTTATGGCGAAGGACTTAAAATAGCGATCCTAGTTTTGTTAAGGGAGAATTATACTGTCAGGGTCAGAGCAGGTGATTTAGAGCTTAAATCAGTAATTGACTATCTTGAAGGCGAGCCGGTCTTGGCGGTTGATTATATTAAGATAGATACAGAGCATAAAGGTACTGAAATTCTGATATGCAATTATGGTGGTGAAACCTATGAAAATAGAATAATACGACATGGAACCAAGAATGTACTGTTTGAATTTAAGGATGGTCAGATTATCAAAGAAGATAATCCATGTCTTTATGTTAAAGAAATCTTTTGTCAGGAAATATCAAAATATGAATTCAGTTACAATCTTGCAAAAATCAAGTTGGATCATGAACGAAATGTTGCTGATCCTTATTCTATTAGGAGAAACGTAGGCTATATATGGTCACAGGTCAAAGATTCTAAATTAATTCAGCAATTTCTGATGGCTGCTGCTGGCAGGAAAGGAGAGGAAGCAGCTGATATAGTAACTATTCCGGATGAAAACCATAAATACTGGCAAGAGGCTTTTAAAGCGGTTTTTGGGGATAATGCTGTAATGCTGACAAATGATATGAGAGCAGCAGAAGCTCGTATCTGGGGGGGTATACCAATTCGTTTACCAAAAGATATAGCAAATGTATTGAGAATTAAAACCGATGAAGAATTTATTTTCGAAAAGCAAAATATAATTGATGATTTATTAGATGAAAAAATACTCGATAAAACCCAAAGTGGAAATTTGGCTATGATGAGAAAACTAGCTAAAATAGTAAATAAAGATGTTTTCATAAACATTTACAATATATCCGATATAGCGGCAAAGCATAAAGACAATGAGATAAGATTGAATCCCGAAGTCCTTAAAGATAAACAGCAGACCTTGCTTACCTTGATTCCACAGCTTGCTCACATTTGTTACAACACCCGTTATAATACGAAAGCTCACTTATCTGCCATTCAAAAGGTTTCAGCAACTTTGCTGTTAGAATTTTTATAAGGAATAGGATCATGGCAATACAAACAACAAAGGTTGACCCGACTCCGCTTGGTGATGATCTTGAATATGATGGACACCATATAGTTTTCAATACTACCTTAGCGGCTGACAATACCGCATCTGGCGATATAAAAACTGTGACCTTTGGAGAGGATGTAGTCTTTGGACAGCTTTGCTATGCTGATTCAGATGATAATGAATGGAAGCTTGCGTTGGGCACAAATGTTGCTGTCAAGCATCCGGCAATGGGAGTTGCTTTAGAGTCAAAAGGCAATGGTGAGACAGGTAAACTACTATTAAGAGGTCTTATCAGGGATGCAACTTACTTTTCAGGTTTTGCCGAAGGAGACAGTTTATATCTAAGTGATGGAACTGCAGGTAGCTGGGTTAATGCCAAGCCAAGTGATTCGGGAGATATTGTCCAGTATGTTGGCTGGTGTCCCGCAGCTAACTATGCGTTTTTTGATCCAAGCCCTGTTTATGTAGAATTAGGTGTAGACATTATTTCAATTAGCGGCTGGATACAATTTGATGGAACAGGGACAATATCTATATCTGATAGTTTCAACGTATCCTCGATTGATGATAACGGTGTCGGTGATTATACAGTAAATTGGGATACCGATTTTGCTAATGATGACTATGCTGTATCAGCATTATGTAATAATCGCCATGCACACCAAGTCGGTATTGCAACTTCGTCTTTTGAAGTTTGGACATCCGATAACAATCATGATGCTATAGATTCGGCGTACATTCATGTTATAGCGATAGGAGATCAGGTGTAATAATGAAAAAAGGTATTTTTTATATGTCAGATAAATCAGTAATTGTGCGTACTTTTGATTTAAAATCAAAGCGAAAAGGAGAAACAGAGAAACAATGGATAGAAAGATTAATGAAAAAGAATCCCAGAAGTTCATCAAGTGAGATTATTGATGAATCTGAATTACCACAATCAAAGGAAGATCGGAGTGCCTGGGAGGGTGAGAAAGGTAAAGGAATAACAATAAACACTGTGAAAGCAAATGCTTTCAGGACTGAGAAATCAAACCAAGAGATGATTCAAAATGAAATGAAGGCTGTCGCTATTGAATCTTTAAAAGGCAAAGGCAAATTACCAACAGATTATGAATTATAGAACTTGAGGTGATAAATAAATGGCTAAATGGTCGGTAACATTATTCGGACATCATAAGCCACGCTTTGAACTGCGTGAGAAGAAGCTGACTAAGGTAAAGCCAGTGGCAACTCGCTGATGAAGTTCCTTTTTGGGGAAATACCAAGGGAAGGTTTGATGATTTTTTAAAGGAGATAAATAATGGCTGAGTTTTTAGTTCAATTAAAAGATCACTGGATGGATGGGGTTAACAGATCTAAGTGGGATTATTTTAAACTGGAGAAGTTCAAACGAAGAAATATTAAAGGCTGTCCTATTGTGGTTAAGCCTGATGGGTGTCCGTGGGGAAAAGAGGAGTGTCCTCCAAATTATGCTGTGATTAAAGTTCCTAATCTTTCTATAGCTGAGGGTGAAATTTATATACAAGCATGGGATAGGATTTGTGAATTCAATGAACTTACTGAATGGACACATAAGACTGCTGCAAGATTGGAAAGTATTTCTCAAGAAGAGGCAATATCTGAGAATGAGCAGACTGCTCTTACTAATCTTTGGATAGAACACGGTCAACTTGAGAGACATTTGATAATTGAGGATGTTAAATTTAACGATATTACTTTTACGTTCACAGGTCTTACACCAGAAGAACAGCATTCCTTGTGGATTCAAAAGCTTGAAACTCGGTATCCACAATGTATAGTTAAAGACTTAAAACTTGGAGAAGTTGATCTCAATTTTGATGGTAAGAGAATAACTACACTTAAGACAACAATATATTCTAAAGCTGAACAAAAGACCCATTTTATTGCTGAGGAGGGAATGTGGAGTAAGAAGATCCGGCGTAGACAGTATACCCTTCCAGAGGAATTGTTACTTCATAATAGTATAATGACGAAAACCCAGTTTTTAGCGAGTATTATTGATCGCAAGCAACAAATGGCTGGAGATTTGATATAAAATGGCCGAGCTAAAGAAACGAATCGAAGAAAACGGGAATGGTGATTATACCACTCTTGAAGCCTGTATGAACGCCAATGAACAGGATTTGACTGATAATGGTGGAGATTACTTTCTCGCTGAGATTTGTGGTACTGATTTGACTGGAGATGGATGGGACAATCCAGATACAGCAGCGTGTGAGATTGACGGCTATACTACCTCGGAAACTTGCTATATAAAAGTTTATACAACAGCCTCAGCACGTCATGATGGCAAGTGGAAAGTGAAACCTGCCTATAGGCTTGCCGATGATGACAAGTATATGCTGACGATCAACGATAACTGGGTAACTATTGAGGGCCTTCAAATAGGATATAATTGTACCTTTGGCGCATTTTTTCAAGGTATAAAACATGATGCGGCAAGTACAACCAATACTGTAATTGATCAGTGTATTGTTAAGGAGGGAGTAGATGGCGGTGAATATGGAATTAAGATTGGTGAGATTGGTGGAACAGCTTTAGTAGTCAATACCATTATAATTGGAGGTGGTAATGCTGGAATACTTATTGATGGTACATCAAGTGTTACTGTAAAGCACTGTACGGTTTATGGAGCCGCAGACGGAATTCGGGTTGATACGGGAAATGCCACTTCAGTCATTGAAAACACCGCCATTTTTAACTGCACAGATGATATAGATGGGGTAGAGGGAGTTGATTTTTGTGCTACAGAAGATGATGATGGGACTAATCCAGTTGAGATAACCCAAGTAGCTGATAATTATGCAGCTTTGGTGACGGATGCAGCAGGTGGAGACTTTTCCATTACAGATGTGGATTCTGAACTTTATAATTCAGGAAAAGATGCTGGAATTACAGATGACATAATTGGTACTGCAAGACCACAAGCTCTTGTATGGGATATTGGAGGATTTGAGTATGCAGCAGCAGCACCTGAAGAAGCAGGCTGGATAGGCAAGATAATGGGAGTAACTAATCCAGCTAAGATTATGGGAGTTTCAGTTACAGATATTGCTAAGATTATGGGAGTTTAAAATGGGAAGCAATAAAGAAATAATAAATTTTAACAGGAGGAAACAATGAAAAAACTACTTATGATATTTTTTGGATTTATATTAATGCCTATGCTGGCATTTGCAGATCCTTATCTGGTCTGTGATCCTCAAACAAATGTTACTCACTATGTCATTACAGGGGATATTAACATAACAGTTCCGGCAACCGATTTGGGTGATGGTACAGTAAGACTTCAATATGATCTTGCTGGTATTGCAGCAAAACCGTATGACCTTCAGGTCAAGGCAAAAAATATATGGGGCGAGAGTGTGGCTGTCCCTTTCGATTTTGTAAAAGCCCTACCGGCTGTTCCTGCAGCTATTCGTATAGAGTGACAGAGCTATAAGAGCTAACCCCCTCCCTCCGAAGAGAGAAGGGGTCGCTACGGATCAAGGGTGCCGACACACCCCATCACAACTTGTTTGTAATAGGGGTTCGGCAGAAATGTCAACTCCTTTTTTTAAAGGCAGTCACAGCACCATAAGGAGATTATATGAACGGAATAACTGAAAAGATTTTAATTGGTCTTCCTATAGCAGTAGTTGGCTGGTTTGAAGTCAGAATAAGAAGCAAGGTTAACAATAAACGGTTTGAGGATTATAAAGAATATATAAAAGAACGATTCGATGACCAAAAAGATCAATTAAACAGGATTGAAGATCATTTAAATGGTAAGTAAGATAATCTTACAATGTTAAGTAAAATATCTTGACTTTGCCTTAACTTATATGTATACTTACAGATAAGCAAGAAATGTGCCAAGAGCAAGGGAGAATCATTGGCTTCCTAAATAAATAATGGGTTATGAAAATGAGTGCACTTAACGGGGATGACCTTATTGGACAAATTGTTAATATCACACTTCTTTTCACAGATAAAGAGCTAATAAAACACTTTAGTCCAGATGCACCTAAAGTATTCAGGAAATGTGCGGATCGGATTGAAGAAGTGTTTGAGAGAGAGGTAGATGAAAAAGCTAATTAAAATGATCAAAAAACATGAAGGTTATCGAAAATTTCCATATAAATGTAGTGCTGGAAAACTAACTATTGGCTGGGGGCATAATTTAGATAATACGGGAATTTCTATAGAAGTAGCAGAACAAATGTTAGATGAGGATATTGAAAAAGCCTATCAGGATATTCTTTATGTATTTCCAGATTTTTATAGTTATTCGCAAAATAGGCAAGATGCTTTGGCAAATATGATATTTAACCTTGGTAGGAATGGTTTTTTAAAGTTCAAAAAGATGATTCATGCTATCCATAAAGATGATTGGGAAGAGGCAACAAAAGAGGCTGAAGATAGCAAATGGCACAACCAAGTAGGCACAAGAGCAATCGAAATTGAAAATTTATTAAAGAAAGGATAGAGACCTTTATTAACCTTTAACTGGCATAAGAAGATGAAAACAATTTTAACAGGAGGATAAGATGAGAACACAAAGCAAAATATACATGGGAATTATGGCTCTCATCTTCATTCTATCTCTTTTTGGGTGTAAGACAGTCGCTATAAACCAAAGTGAACCAGAATTCAAAACGATTCAATATCAATACAATAAGGATGTATTTTATCCAATAAAAATCCCTGCATTTATACCTGATTTTACCAATTATAAAACAAGTCTAAAACTTTTATCAAATTGTTTGGCAATAGTTCACAATTTTTACATTCCTAATAGAGCAATAGATGAGCAGGGAATACCCGATCATTATAGGTTTCTTGTAAGTGTTTTTGAAGAAGTTGCGCCCGGGATTTTTGCTTTTATGAGCTTTATCGGCGATGAGGCACGATTTTGGATTTATAATGAAAAGGGGGAACCAGAGGAAACTACAAAGCAAGAGTTTATAAGCTGGTATGAAATATGGGAGATAGAAGCAGCGTACAGAATGTACCAACAACAATTTGAAGAGAAACCACAAACTATATAATTAAACTTAAAGAAAGGAGATAAGCCATGATCTGGAAAGTTATAATCATTATCCTATCAACTTTTGGCTCTATCTGGTTCGGTAGGTTGGCTTGGATAGCCGGACATACTATGGATGATTTTACTTTTTATATTAAAGCACCTTTGGCTATTGTATGTATCTTAATCACAATAGGTTTAGGTATTTGGATAGCATTAACTTAAAGAAAGGAGGTAAATCATGTTTATTATATTTGCACATTTAATGACTTTTTATAAGCTCTATAAAACTTTAAGAAGTGGTTATTCTAAATTGCGTCCTATTTTATTGGAATTGGTAAAAGACTCTGCAACCAAAATTGATGATAAGGCTGTGAATGTTTTAGATGGGATTTTCTTTCAGGATGATAAGTAATAATCCTCTACCAAGCGTAGTAGGATCTCTTTCGCTGTCCTTATCATTAAGGGCAGCGATTGCTAAATGACTAAAGGCAATTGCCGAAAGAATCCCTCACGTCAAATGATATGGGGGATTATTATTTATTAATTGTTAACGCCTCACATGAGCAGGCGTGGTATTATACGCTCTGCTCTATGTGATTGTTATATACCGATTACAATTCCAATTCCTTTTATGATGTATTCATCTATCGGTTCTTCAGTAATGATTACATCCACAATTTCAAAGGATTGGCCTTTTTTGATTTGTTCTGCTTGAGCCAAAATTTTTGCTCGTTCTTCAGTGAGTGATATTTTGCTATTAATAATATGAATGATAAAAACACATGTTTTATCTTTAAACGTGACCTTCCACTTTTTCATATTCATTACTTTCCTCCTTTGCTATATATAACGCTGGGCTTCAGACGGCCCGCTTTTTAGGGCTCGACTGCAAGCCCTTGTTAGGTAATACCCATTCCGAATATCCCTCACCTCTACGTGTTTCAATCCCATAGTTATTATCAAGTTCGTTTGCCATTTTTTCCCATATATGGCCGTTTGTATCATCGTTATCCCGTAGCCAATTAGACACTCTCACAAAAGCGGCACACGTTGAACACATTGGCATATCATGTGTCTCATGGCCGTTTTTTGTTTGCCATATCTCAGTAGCTATTTCTCCGCAATACCAACAGTTCATAAGTAAGATACCTAACGTGTGTATCAGCCGCCCGAAGTTTTTTGAGGGTCGGGTGTATCAGATTGATATGTACCAACGGACTTCTTCAAAAATTCTGACATTTTTTCCCTTACCCTCCATATCTTACTCTATAATACATTACCGTACCCTCAACTGTCCCTATGTTATGAGCTATTTCTTTAACGGATAACATGCCCCTTACATTCCGTGGGATTGCCTTGAATTTATCTAATTTCGTGGGGTGTCGTTGCCCTTTTGGTTGTATATTAATGCCCTGCTGTCGTAGACGTGCTAATACAACCATGGCGCTCACACCTAATATTTCTTCTATTTTTTGAGAACTGTATTTCGGATAGAGTTTCTTCCACATCTGTTTTTCAGTATATGGAGTGTGGTATTTGTCGTTATAACCTTCTGTTATGAATTGCCAGTTGATTGTCATTTGCTTTTTCACTCCTCCCTATCCCAATCTTTTATATGTCTTTTCACCGGCTCAGACCCTTTAAGCCATTGGTAATATCCACAACCCTTACACTGCGGGTCCGATTGTTGATAATGCCATATGCAAACGTCAATATGTGTCCGGTGTAGTGGTAGATTGTTGTAGGTGCACCATGATTTATTGTCATTCATTCTCCTCTGTTCTCTCCCTCTCCTTCATTATCCTCTCATTATGTTCCCGTATCATTTGAAGTCCATCGGCGTATTCTTTCCATGTTAGTGGCCTTATCTCCCTCTCCTTCTCCCTCTCCCTCTCCATAAACTCAATCAGGTAATTATTAACTTCCCTGGATACCTGATACACATTGGATACAAGGTCTTTTCCCTTTCGCAACATACCTTCAGCTATTATTTCTGCGGCTATGTCTTTAGGGGTCATCTCTTCACCTTACGAAAGTAATTTTTGTTTATTTTCTATAATTTTGATGATTTTATCCGGCGACAGAAAGTCTTTTATTTTTTCATTTAATTGACAGACAGAAGTTAATAGATTAACGAAGAATTCCGCTGCTTCCTCTGTATAATCGATTTCTTTTACCATCTCATTGCAGGGTGGCGATATAGAAGCAAAAGAATTTAACCAATGCAAATAGACACCTTCTTTGACTTCTTTATCAATAGGGTAATATTCTGACTTTATTTTGCCGGATTTAAATTTGTTAGTTTCCTTTTGATAGGAGCGGGCATATACACTAAAGCCAAATGGTTGTGGTTTTGTTGCGTGTTGCTCAACAGTCCCGTCTCTCCAAGCATAGGAATCTGTTTTTGTCCAATATCTCTGACCATTAGGCACGATGTTGCCATCTACATCTAAACAGTATAAACAGGTCGTTTGAATAACATATCGAATGACTATTTTAGTTTCTATCGTTTCTTTGCTGTAATACTCTCTAATAATATCTTTGATATTGTTTTTTAAACCTTCATAAGTATCAGATATAAAAAAGCCTGATTTCCTCATTCTGTTTTGTTTCAATTCAATACCTACCCCCTGAAAAATTTCAACAATATCCGGCGGTAAAGTAGTTGAAAATTGACCTTCTTTATCCACATAGATTTTATAAGTGAAATTTAATTCCTGTTCTTTTATTCTTTCTATTTTAAGCTGTGCCATTAATTCACCCTGCCACCTTTTTGTTTCGCAACGCCTTTAATCTCCTCGCAAGATATCGATAGCTTTGCTCTTTTTTAATAACTTCCTGCATCTGTTTATTGGTAATCGATTCCTGAGCCTCCAGTTGTTTGATATAATTAACATCCGAAACAAACTCCCAGACATCTGGACCTAATTTTTCTTTGAGATAGGCTTCCTGGGCTTTAGCAATGTCAAAATTTTTAGAGGTCATATCTCCTCTATCTCAACTTGAGTTGCTGCCTCTAAACCATAAACTTTCATAGCTACTATATGACAGACTTGCGAATCATCTTCCCACAGGAATTTATTGAGACAATCCTTTACAAACTTGATAAGGTTATCAAGATCGGGTCGTTTATCGTGCCACATCATTTGCCCATCTTCGAGTTTTTTCATATCTTTTTTAGGGGTATTTTTGGGTATAGGCATAATAAAAGAAACTTTTAAAATGACAGGGCCTTCGATTAGTTTTAATGGTCCGGTAAATAACCCTTGCTCATGTAATTGATGTTTTGCTTCCCATAACCAACGGCCTTCTTCTGTTTGTTGGTCATTATATGTGCCAACAAAGTTGCCTCGCCTAAAGAAGCGTGGTCTTTTTTTGGCAATTGGCTTTCCCGGGATGGTTAGATATATAG